ATACTAGTTTCCGTAGCACTTTCTAACAACATTTGAGCTGTATTGCTCTTTAAACTCATGTTAGCTTCAGATGTAATTTTTATAGCAGCGCCGCTCAACATTTCAAATGTATTTCCTGCTGTTAAATAAGTTTGTAATACGCTTGTTTGGTGTATTTGTCCTTCAGCTTCACTGTAAATATTACCTTGTACTTTCCAGTTAATATCTCCGTCAGTGCATCCTTTTATACCGCCTTGTCCTGTTAACCCAATTCCTTCGCCACTAGCAATAGTCATTTGTAATTTAGATTGAATATCAAGTGTACCGCCACTAATAATACTCACTTTTTCATTACCGTATACAGCGACACCAGTTTGCCCTATAAGACTTAATGTTTCTCCAGCATTTTCAGAAATATTTTCAATTGCGGACATTCCAATATTATTGCCAGCATCAATAGCAATGTTTTTGCCAGCAATCAAACTCATATTTTCATTTGCTGTAAAATTTATATCTCTATCTGCTGTTACATTTAAATCATTTTCAGTATGTACACTAACACTATCTTGGGCATATATGTCAATTTTGCCGTTAGCAGTCATCTCAATCCAAGTTGTGCCTTTAGCATTACCAATATAAATTAAATCTTCTGTGTTGTGCATCAACAATTGATGCCCTGTACGTGTCCTTATTCTAAACAACTCATTTGCTGGCTTAGTAAGGTCAGCATCGTCATTAGAATTTTCAACATCTACGTATTCAAAAGGTGTAGTTGAAGCAGGACCTTTTCTAAGAAACTTGTCATCGCCATCATCCATAACAATACTAGTGCCACCTAGTCTACTTTTGTAATAGTCTATTTCTCCTTTACCGTGCGGAAATGTTGGAGCGTTTTGTCTTTTATCTAACGGACCTGGAGTGTTGATTCCAAACACAGCACTAGGTAATTCTCTCCTAGCTGACGAACTTGTTAGTCCACGCACTTCATCTTCATTTAGACCTTGCTCAAATAATATATTTGTAAAATCTGTGTTTACTGGTTTAATATATTTTGTAGGTTGCGGTTGTCCTTCAGGTTCAACTAAGGCAGCATTATATTCGCCTACTGGTAATTTAGCACCAGTACTATTAATAACTGTTGCTGTTCTGCCATCTGGTACTGTAAAATTTTGGAAAGGATCTGGAATACATGCTATCCAAAAACCAAAATCTGTTCTACCTTCGACTAAAGTTATTAGCACCATTGTGCCTATATCTGGTGGTACCATCCACATACCATAACTGTGCTGTGTATCTTGGTATGTGTCGTTAGCACCTACTTTAGTTCTTGGTGTTTGTCCAGCAAATGGACTAGCATATTGAACTTGTATAGATTGTCCTGTATCATCATAATCGTTGCCGTTTTCGTTTACTTTAAGAAGATTAACTTTTAATCCGCCCATAAACTTTTGATCTAAATGCCCAATTACTCTGCCTACAAAAATACCAGGACCAGTAACATCACTGACAGCACTACTTTTCCTAGTAATAGTTGTTCTAATTGATTCATTTCCTAGCATGTATTATTTTCCTTTAAATCCAGTAATCTTAGAAAATAGTTGGCCGGCAGATTTGCCTACTGCGCCAAACTGTTGCCCTAAATCGTTACCAACGGCACCAAATTGTCCTATAATAGATCCTAATTGATTATTAAGATTATTAGTAATAACGTTAATTTGTTGTAATGCCCCAAATACGTTTTGAGCTAAATCAACAACAGCATTACCTTGGAATAATTCTTGTATATTATTCACTCCGTTTGTTTGGAAAGCAGTTTGTAAAGCATTTATTTGATCTTGTGTTTGTTGTAATGCTAATGCTGTATCTTGAATAGTACCAGTAACTTGATTTTGTAAAACATTTACTAAGTTACTGTTATTTGTTACACTAGCTTGGGTAAGTTGAGACACAAAATTAATATCTTCTAAACTTTGGTTACCCATTCTTGCTAAATGTAATGTTTGAGTAAACATTCCATTGTTAAAATTATTTGTAAATTCAATCACTCGATATACTCCTGTAAACAAGTTTACTGGATCAAGCCTTGATAAATTTCCTACATAATCTAATCCGCTTCTAAAGGCAATTAACACATAGACTTCGCCTCTTGTAAAGTCTATCCTTCCATCTGATTGTACACCAATTGATTGTCCTGTAGGAAAATTATTTCCAAAATCTGTATCACTTAGATAAAAAGGATCACCCCATATATTCAAATCAACAGTAACATTATCATGGTCACTATTTAATACCATTTTATTAAAATGATCTGCTACACGTTTTTTTGAAGATTCAGTACCCATGCCGCCACTATTTGAAGTTCCAAATCCTTCTCTAGATGCTCCTAAAACATTTTCTCCAGAAGCTGTTGGATTGCTCATTTGATGACCAAAGGCTGCCGCATGATATTCGTCAATTTGTGTTTCTGATCCTCCAAACTGTTGGACTTCTCTTGCTCCTTGAGTTCCAATAGCCGATATTTCTTTATAAAAAGCATTATCAATATTAAATTGAAAATCAATTACTTCAGAATTTAAACCAGTATAGGTATAGTAATAATGCTTAACTGCTTCTTTTGCTACATTGCTATAATTAGACGATGCATGTGTACCAGTCAACCTTGAAATATGAATATCGTAAGGAGTAACTTTGTAAACATATGTCATAGCAGGTAGACCAGTTTTTGCTATCATACTTGTATCTCTAATATGAACTTCTGTGTGGATTTTAAACCAAGCAACTTTGTCAGTATGCGGTCCTGATCCTTGTTTTGCTCCTATTAGTAAATCTTTTCCCCATTGACTTGATAAAATTACTTGTTCGATTATTTTTTCTATTTTTGTTTGAGCACCAAACATAAATTCACGTTTGTTTGGATCAATTGCCATTGTTCCTCGTGTTACAACTTTTGTGCCATCAGGTCGTTCTCTAATGTTTGTTTCGTCAAAACTTTGAAAAGGAATATTTCCATAATCGTCAAAATCAGTAAGTATCAAACTTTGTCCTATAAGATTAGCATTTGTATTAATAACTGCTTCAGCTTTTACACTTTGAACATTAATAGGTTGAGCATTTAATTGACTAATTTGAGTTGAAACAGAGGCAAAGTCAGACGGACCCATTATACTATTTTCTAGAGCTGTAATTTTAGCATTTTTTGTTTGAACTGCTTGAGCATATAAATCATTTGTTTCAAATACGGCTGCTTGTGCATTTGCCAACGCTTCTTGTCTTAATCTATCATCAAGATTAGACCCTGGGTTTATAAAATTTCTACTTCCGCCGCCTGAAACAGATACATCTTTTGGTAATTCGATACGGTATCTATGTCCAACAAATCCAGGTTCTCGTCCTTCTCTTTCAATAATACTTTTGTTAAGTATAGTTTCAACACTTCTTTCACCAAAGCCTAGCACTTCGTCTACTGTTGCTCCAGTGACTGTTAAATCCGTAGGCACTTTTTGTGCTTGGTCGATTAATGCTTGGTGATTCCACGGAAACGCACTACATTGATAAGTTGCGCCAGCTGAATCAACACTAAAGGTGACGTTTATAAATTTAAAAGCAAAATGATGTGCTGGCATTGATATAGGATTATTAGAATCATCAAATCCAACAAAATGACAAGACAACATAAACGGAACATTTAAATAACTAGTACCTGCGCCGTATAAATCTTCAACAGCAACAGATAAACTTTGGAAAAACAAACCAACACTGTGTGGTTCTTTAACTTCAAATGTCAAACTATAAGCATTACTATGCCCTGTTCCAGGATTATGAGTTACAGCATATTTTGACTGAACATTTTCTATAAAAAATTCTACATTTGTGCCTGTAGCATCTTCAATAGCAGTAGTAACTGTTTTATCAGGAAATCCGCCAGATTGTATAATTTTTAATGCTGGTCCATTACTGTACAAAGCTGGATTGGTTACTTGGTTCGCACTTAATACGCCAAGAGACCATCTATAATTATAAGTTCCAAACTGAGATAACGGATTTTCTAGCATTTAGCCTCCAAGGACAGCATCTAATGTAGTTTTTTGAGGTAACCTAATTGTAACACCAGGTACAAAATCAAATACTGGATCTTTTATAATGTCCATGTTTCTTCTAGCAAACACCCACCATAACTTTGATGAACCATATATATCGTATGCTAATAAATCTGGACGGTAAATGTATTGCGCTTCTATTGTGTAAGCAATATCTTTGTCGTTTAGTGGTATGTTCCTGCTTGTATATATGTCAAGATAATCGTTGCGCACAGGAGTTTGATAATAAGGACTAGTACCGGCATATTTTACCATTAGATAAATCCTCCAGGTTTAGTGTTACCAATGTAATCACCTTTAATAAACGATTGTAAATCAAATTCTCTTGTAGCAGTCCTGCTGTACGCTGGTGCTACTGTTACGTTAATTGTACTCAATGTTGGTACATAACTGTATTTAGATCCTGCTATGTATGCTTCAGGTATTTCACTTGATAAATCTGAATTACTTCCTAATGGAACTTTTATATAATCAACAGCATTAGGCAAATCTAAGTTAAACATTTTTACAACTACAGGAGTCTCATCAAAAATAAAATCTCCGTATCCACTCAAAGCAATTCTTGGCGGAGGATGTCCTTGAAATTCGCTGTTACCATAAAACATTTTTGTAATACTACGTAAGAAATGGACAGCAGCAATCCAGTATGCTCCGTCTGCTTCATTTTCAACTGGAAATTCAGCACTAATTGTTATATCTTCTATTCTACTATTTTGATATATGTAATATGGATAGTTTGAATGAGTTGGATCAAACGAATCATAGTTTGCTTGACTAGAAAGTAAAATTTGTGGAGTAGTTGGAAATACTAAACTACCATTACTTTCTTTTAAAGGCTTTAATATTGGACTATTTAGAAACCAATTTGGAGATGCTGGCAAATGTAAACGAACTCTCCAATCGTTTCCACGTAAATCTGAAGAAGATGATAACCTAGCAGTTGTAGTGCTAGAACCTGCTTGTGTTGCGCCAAATTGTAACGCTGTTCCCATACGGTTTGAGCTTACAAATGCTGCGGCACTAGTAAAATCATTAATAGACGTTACAGCATTAGATATATTGTTTATTGTATTGAATACTTTTCCTACAGGCGAACTGTTAAACGATGATATAACATTGTTTACTGCTTTTCCAATTACGTTAAATGGCATAATAATCTCCTATACAGTATTTAGTTGACAAAATTATCTACGTATATTATAATAAATACAACATAGGAGAATTCATGGCAAGAAGAGTAAATTATCTCAACAATAAAGACATGTTAGCTGAAATACATAAATCAAAAAATAGTTTTTCAAGTTTTTTAGAACCAAGTTATGCAGATTATGACATTATTTTACCAAGTGTTGATAAAATTAATATAAGAACAGTTGCCGAAGCAAAGAGAGCTAAGGCAAAAAAATTAAGTCAGCGGTCATATGAAGAACAAAAGGCAGCTGGTAGAAAAGTAAAAATGGCAGATTGCGAAGTAAGTTACAAAACTATACAAAAAGAAGAACTTATTTTTAGAGTTATGACATTTGATCATATTCCAGAAGAGCCTGGTCGTAAGAAAAATCCAAAAACAGTAGCAGACTATAAAACAAAGTTACCATTTCCGCCATATCAACATTACAAGTACGATGACGAAGGCAATTTAATGTGTGTAGGCAAAAGTCACTGGGTAGGTGGAATTGAAAACGGACATTTTGATAAAACCTTAGGAAAAGCAACCAATAAACTTGCGATGATGTGGATGAAACTGGTGGATCGTTATGCCACAAGAGGCAATGTACGTGGATACACTTACAATGACGAGATGAAAGGTCAAGCAATATTACAATTAGCACAGATTGGACTACAATTTGACGAAAGTAAGTCACAAAACCCATTTGCGTATTATACTGCGGCTGTAACTAACAGTTTTGTTCGTGTAATTAATTTAGAAAAGCGTAATCAAAATATTAGAGATGATATCCTTGAAATGAACGACTTAGCACCTAGTCATACTAGACAACATGCCGGTGAATGGGAAGCAGCACTTAAAAGACAGTCTAAATAACTATTGACAACCTAACGAATATCCCGTATAATAGTATTCTATGATAGGAGTATTTCTTTGTTTAAAAAAGCTGCGGTCTTTACAGATATCCATTTTGGATTGAAGGGTAATTCGCGAATACACAACCAAGATTGTGAAAATTATGTAGACTGGTTTATACAAACTGCTAAAGACAACGGATGCGAAACTGCTTTGTTTACCGGTGACTGGAATCATAATAGAAATAGTCTCAATTTAACTACTATGGATGCCGGTATTCGTAGTTTAGAAAAGTTAGGAGGCGCATTTGACAACTTTTATATGTTTGCTGGTAACCACGACTTGTACTACAAAGATAAACGTGATGTAAAGTCTACTGAATTTGCGAAACACATACCTGGTATTACAGTTATTGAAGACATTTATGTCAAAGACGATGTAGCATTAGTGCCTTGGCTAGTCGAAGACGAATGGAAACAAATAAAAAACATAAAATCTAAGTATTTGTTTGGGCATTTTGAACTTCCTAGTTTCTATATGAACGCAATGGTACAGATGCCCGACCATGGAGAACTAAAAGCTGAACATTTCCAACATCAAGAGTATGTGTTTAGTGGACATTTTCATAAAAGACAAAAACAAGGCAAGATACATTACATTGGTAATGCGTTTCCACACAATTATGC